CGGCGGCATATGGCACACGGTAGGGGCAGCGGCTGCCCCGCCGCCACCCCCGCCATGTGAAGGAGGGAGGATGGAAATAAAGTGGGAGCGAAGGGCATACACCCCCACGCTCCCATTATTGCATACATTGCACTTTGCCCTCCCATTCCTGTGGGAGGGCTTGTATATTGTTTTGAGATGATAAAAGATTACAGTCTATGTACAAACGGGAAGTCTGTGCGCCCCAAAAGATAATCTGTACTTACACCGTAATAATCTGCCATCAAACAAAGCGCATCAGGCAACGGTTCAGATTCCCCTCGCTCGTATCTGCGCAGCATATCAGGATGCAGCCCCATCAACTGTGAAGTCACCGTCATGCTTCGCACCGGGCGCATGCTCTCTCTCAGCTTCCTCAGCCGCTCAGATAACTCACTCAATTCATCACCGCTCTGTCAGACAATATTTGCTCCAACTTCCTGCTTTAAAATGTCTCTTAGGTCTGATACTGTGCAATACCCCTTTACAATGCTGTCAGAGAGGTTGTCCACTTCCTCCCACACCCGGCGTAGGCCCTCCAGATCATAACCCTCTTTATCGGCCAAGACGGTAAACAGGATGGACCATGCCAGTTTGACAGCATCTTCAGTCGCTTGCCTTTTGGCACGGTCTACGTCTACTTGTGTTGCAGGCCGTCTGCGAGGATTTATTTTTTTACTCATGCCGTCCGCCCTCCCCGTCGTGGATGTTGCCGCAAATCTCTGACAGCTTGACGTGAACACCCGGCTTTATTCCAAGCGCTTTTTCAATTGGCAAACCATCTGCAAGTCGTTTGTAAACCGTTGTGCGACTAACTCCATAAATCCCCGCCGCTTGTGTCAAAGTCATTTTTACGCCTGCAATTTCTAAAATCCGATTATTTCTTCTGTTGTTGTTTTGTTCCTCCCATGATGCCCAACAACAATTTTCCGGGCAATAATCGCCATTTCCATTTTTTCTTTCAATGGTTAAATAATCTTCATATCCGTTTTCAAATGCCCACATTTGAAACTTACTAAAGTCATGCCATTCTGGGCAAACTTTAATGCCCCGTCCCCCATAATATTTATAGTTTTCTCTTTTCGGTTTTTCGCATCTCCTAATCATTCCTTCCCAAATATGATATAGTCTTGATTCAGACATATTTTCAAATTTTCTTGTCCCAGCAGAAAAGCATCCACAGCTTTTTGTTTTTCCACTTGTGAGGTTATACCCCTCTACAGTACATGCATTCCCACAATCACACATGCAGCTCCAATATGTACGCTTGTTTTTTGATGGCGCTCTAGATACAACCGTTAACCTCCCAAATTTTTCTCCAGTTAAGTCAATGAGTTTCATGTATAACCTCCGTTAAGGTCACGCTTTCTCCTGGTCCAAGAGATGGGAACAAATCTAAGTCTACGGTATTCAACAACCTGTCTTTTCCATGGACCCGAATATAGTATGGACGGCCATCTTCCAGTATAGTTGCATCGGGCCAAAGAGTTAGGATCGCTTCAGCCGCCTTTACCTCCCGCTCCGTCCAGCGGGGCTTTCGGACGATGCGGTCTGGGTTGTTGATAAAATCAGCCAAGTGGTCATCTGCGCGTTGCCACTTCCCGCGACACGGCCTGTTGAAAAGAGACATCGCGCACTCAAGCCGCCCACTCTGATTGATTCGATAAGTTGCCGCGATGTTCCCAATTACATTCCATTCTTCATCTACCTCAACCCCCAGCACCTCACAAATTCTAGGCTTGTCCATGTTGGCCTCCTCCTTGTCTGTGAGTTTAGAATCAATAAACTCCGCCATATTTTTTTGCTGTTCTGCGGTCAGTGGCTCGTGCCCTTGGACGGTCTTGATTGTGTCCTCCACAATTTCATAGCCCATCAGACGGGCGGCTTCACGGGGACTCATTCTGTGCAGATCTTTCAAAATGGCATCCCATCATAATTCAAGTCGCCGATTTCTAATATTTTTTCCATTGCAGAATTGCGCTCAATATACTCAGTCATCCTGCTCCTCCTCTCCGGCACGACTACTTTCCAAACATTTCAGCCATTCCTTTGCCATTTGATTTGCTTTAATACATTCCATTCGTTCACCCAAAAACGTAATACGTTCAACATCTTTGATAAGCTGGATAGCAGAACCCAGAAGCATATCTTTGTTCAGTTCATCCATTGCCGTCACCGTCCTTTTCCTGATAGCAATTCAATGTAGGGTCATTCGGCTCACACATGCCGCAGGGTTTCCCATCAAGGGAGCTTGGTGGATTATAAATACAGGTTTCACAAATCCAGTCAGCCATCCTGCTACCTCCGTAGTGCGGCCTCGGCTTCTTCGCGAGTCAAAAAAACGGTTTTGCCGATTCCGTCAAAATCTACCTCGTAACCTATCCAGTGGGTGGATTGCCTATCTGTATGCGTTGATAGTTTCCAGCGTCCACTTGTCCAATTGTGGATAGACTCAACTTCTGTTTCCCGCACCTGCTCCTTATCTACATAATAGAGCTTATCATGTAATTTTACGGGTAGCACCACGCACCGCCCCTCTCTGTCCGCCTGGGCCAGTTCGCGGAGGCGGTCAAGGTCGTACTCGTCGCCAAGGATGTCCTCAATGGCGGCAAGGCGGCTCATCACACTTTCTTTTGCCTTTGTAAGATCCACACGGATAACTTTGTTGTCCCGTCGCTCTGTCAGCCGTTCCATGTCAGTCCTCCTTCTGCTCAAAGCGCCCCAGCTTCACCTTCTGCATACGTATCTGGTTGACGGCTCTCTTGATCGTCTCGGCCGCCTCTGTATCTGATTGCCCCAATTTCCGCTCCAAAATTTTCAGGTCTAAAAGCAATCCATCGTCCTGTTCATCGGCCAGCGACGTGTATTCTCCGTAGGACATTCCAACGGCCCGCGCCCTAGTTTCCTGGTCATTCACCCTATCATTCCCTATAGGCCGCCTGCTTTTTCCGCCCTCCGGCCCGCTCCACGGCTTGTGCGCCCCTTCCAGCCTGTCCTGCTTGCCGGAAAATGGCTTGTTAAATCCAGTCCCGATCATTCTTTTTTACCTCTCAGTGCCCGTAGCGGCGCACATACGCCGCGCCATCCTCCGTGCAGAAACCAATTGCCCCAATCAGAGCATGTGGTTAAATCTTTGCAAGCAATGCTCACTACACGCTTCCCCCACAGTTCCGGCTTAACCGGACACTTCCCGCACCGGTAGCACGGCGCTCTATTCTCCGCTTGCTTCATTCCTCTTCGCCTCCGTAATGGTAATATCTACCCTCGGGTGATCCTTGTCGTACAAGACCCGGCTCCCGTCGTGGGATGCCACCACGCCGCTGTTGTCGTCCTTCAGCATCCCATAGTGGACCAAAATGTCACAGGTTGCGCCCAAAAGATTGCACAGGTCCACCCGACGGCGGGTCGGCATGTAGTAAACGCATTTCAGGTTGAGCGGTCCCTCCAGCATCGTCCACTGGTGGGGTATGTACGCTCCACAGGCCTCCTGATACGCCTTAAACGCCCCTGACGGACTGACAAACCGTGTTCCGGTTTTCCTGTTCACAAAAATCCGCTGGCTGTTCTTTTTCGTTACGGGACGCCCTGGTATCGTAAATCTCAGCTCAGTCATGCGCATGCTCCTCCAGATATTCCAACAGGACAAATTCCATGGCGTCCGCCACCGCTTCATGCTCCGGCGCAATCACTTTTTTACGTCTCATCGCCTTGCCTCCCACGAAAAGCGCCGCGCCGGACTTCCTCCGGCCCTGTACAGCCGCCTAGATGGCTCGTTATAGTCCAGCTTCACCCGGTCCCGCGCGCCGAACTCCCGGTTCTTCAGCACGGTCAGCAGCGTGGAGTACCCCGCCGCTGCCGCATCCTCGTCCGGTACGCGCTCCAACTTGAACACGTTGTCCGCCCGGTTGGTGATATCGCTGGAGCCGCCCACATCATCCGCCTCTAGCTTCCCATTCGTTTTGCGTGGATGGGCTACCAGATGCACGTGCACATTCAGCCGCTTTGCAAAATCCACAAGCCGACCGGTAAAGGCTGACTGCGCCCGCCAAAAACCAAGGTTTGCCTCGTCCCGAAGTTCCGCCGTCATGATGTTGTCCACCAGAAAAATGTCGCAGCCGTAGCGCCGGTATGCGTACTCAAAAATCTTTAGAATATTCCGCTCATCATGCGCGTCCTTGCGGGAAATATCCGTCAAAAATAGTCGCCCGCTCCACCATTCGTCGATCAGCGGAATCACCTCAGGCTTTACGTCGAAAAACACACGTCCGCTCCTGTCGTCCTCCCGCCGGTTGACGTTCAAATGCCCCGCGGCCTGCTGAAGCAAAGAGAGCTTGAATTGCTCCTTCGGCATCTCTCCAGAGTACGCGCACACCTTGCGCCCCTGGTTGACGCTTTCCAGCAGTATTTGTCCCAGAAATGTGGACTTGCCCTCTCCGCGCTTTCCCGTCCACACGGATAGCTCGCCTCCCGAGAAGCCGCCGATCGCCCGGTCCAGGTCCGCGACTCCGGAGGTCACCCGCCTGGCGTTTTTTCGCCTGCTGCAGTCCACGTCGGCAAGGTTCAGCAGGTCCGCCGCCGGCTGCTCCCGCTCCCGACGGACGGGACCGGGGAATACTGGCTGGCGCCAATGTGGTCATGCCCAATCTGTCGCCACAAGAAGAACGTA